GTAATAGAGCCAGTAGAAGTAATAGCACCACATGTTAATGCTCCGCTACCCGCACTTAAACTAGTTCCTGTAATAGCACCTCCTGTAATAGCCCCAGTACCCGTACTTAAACTACTTCCTGTAATAGAACCTCCTGTAATAGCCCCAGTACCCGTACTTAAACTACTTCCTGTAATAGCCCCTCCTGTAATAGTCCCAGTACCCGCACTTAAACTACTTCCTGTAATAGAACCTCCTATAATAGTCCCAGTACCCGTACTTAAACTAGTTCCTGAAATAGAGCCAGTAGAAGTAATAGCACCACATCCAACAGCTCCACATGACAATGCGCCACTACCCGCATTTAAACTAGTTCCTGAAATAGAGCCAGTAGAAGTAATAGCACCACATCCAACAGCTCCACATGACAATGCGCCACTACCCGCACTTAAACTAGTTCCTGTAATAGCACCTCCTGTAATAGACCCAGTACCCGTACTTAAACTAGTTCCTGAAATAGAGCCAGTAGAAGTAACAGCACATGATGTGCCAACCGATAAACTCTGAAAAGACCCAGTCCCGCCAGTCAATACATTTGAAACAGACAAATTATTAATACTTCCAGTAGGCCCAGTTAATGTACCTGTAAATGAAATAGAGCCAGTAGAAGTAATAGCACCACAACCAACAGGTCCACATGACAATGCGCCACTACCTGCACTTAAACTAGTTCCTGTAATAGCGCCTCCTGTAATAGCCCCAGTACCCGCACTTAAACTAGTTCCTGTAATAGCGCCTCCTGTAATAGCCCCAGTACCCGCACTTAAACTACTTCCTGTAATAGCACCTCCTGTAATAGCCCCAGTACCCGCACTTAAACTACTTCCTGTAATAGCGCCTCCTGTAATAGCCCCAGTACCCGCACTTAAACTACTTCCTGTAATAGCACCTCCTGTAATAGCCCCAGTACCCGCACTTAAACTACTTCCTGTAATAGCACCCACATTACTTATAGTTACTGGTGTATTAGTTGTTGAGTTATAATAAAAAGAAAATACTGAACTTCCCGTAGTTGGGGTTGACTTATTATAAAATTGCATAGTATTTGATGCGGTAGTTGTATATATATTAGTAGCCAATGTTAATTGACCTCCTGTAATATTGCCAGTACCAACATTTAAACTAGATGCACCGGTAATCGCTCCCGCATTACTTATAACTACCGTACCAGCATTTAAACTACCTCCTGTAATATTTCCAGTACCAACATTTAAACTAGTTCCTGTAATACTTCCGCATGAAATATTATAATCATACGTCATTTCACAAGTAGTTGAATTATATTGTACAACCCCAGTCGTAATTCCTGAAGTTATAGCTCTAACCGGTGTTATATAAAATGCATTACTAATTGTTCCATTTAGCGTGGTGCCTGATGCGTTTATTATTATACCGTTTGCGGGTTGGTCCGTTACTCCTGCCCCTGCACCAATTGCTATAGAATTAGACCCTTGGGTGTATTGACCTGCACACACACCAATTGCTATTGAATTAGACCCTTGCGTTTGATAACCAGCAGCTTCTCCAATTGCTATTGAAGTAGACCCTTGCGTTTGATAACCAGCAGCTTCTCCAATTGCTATTGAATTAGACCCTTGCGTTTGATAACCAGCCTCTTCTCCAATTGCTATAGCCTTAGACCCTTGCGTTTGATAACCTGCATTTGCACCTAGGTGAATTGTTTGAGAGCCAGTACTCCAACTATTAGTATTATTATCCCAAAACACATAGTCACTATAATATGTTCCAGTTGCACTTATAAATCCGGTTGGTCCTGTGTTACCTGTTGGTCCGGTGTTACCTGTTGGACCATAATGACCTGTTGGACCAGAATGACCTGTTGCTCCGGTTAATGTAGCAAGACCGTCTTTACCTTGTTTTCCATCAATACCTTGTGGTCCAGTTGGACCTGTATTTCCGGTTGCACCTGTTAATGTAGCACTACCTGGTGTTCCTTGAGGACCAGTAGGACCTTGTGCTCCTGGCAATCCAAGTCCATTAAATGAAGCAAACATTGGGTAAGACATTATATAGTATATTATGGGTAAAAAAAATTTGTAATTATAGCATTTTATTTACAAAAATAGTATTTATTTTTTTGTAAATAAAGTAAAAAAGAAATGGACAATAGATAAAAATAGATAAATAGATAAATAAAACATAATAAATATTTATTCCATACTATATAAAATGAGTTTTGATTTGAATATTCAAAATTACCAAACAACAGAATTAGTAAAAATTTTTGAATTACCAGAAAATTATGATAGTCATGTTGTAGAAATAAGAGAGACTAAAATGAAAGAAAATATTTTAAATGATAAAGGAATTTCTGAAAGTATTAAAATAAAAACTATTCAATTTTTAATGGAAGCCAAAAATATTATATTAGGTCAAGGAATAAGAAATAGCAATAATAATAGCAATAATAATAAAAATAATATAGTCCAAAATATAAACGAAATATATAATACTAGTTATGATTTAAAACCAGTTAAAGTTGACCAAGAAAATGATCATATGGTTCAAATGAGAAAAGAAAAACCATATTTATCTAGCTACCCAAGTGAATTTTTTCCAGGTGTTATCAATCCATTGAAAAAAAAGGTGAACCGTCTTTATTTGAATATAGATACACGATTTAGAGAGAATTACTATACTAATAGTTCCACAAATTTCAATCTGTCTTGTCCTTTACAAATAAATGATGTGATGACAATGCAATTAACTGCAATAGAACTACCGCTTACATTTTATAATATTTCTAAACAATATGACAATAATTTTTTTACTATTATTGTGAATGAAGTTTCTAAAGTAATCAGTCTTCCAAGTGGAAATTATAATCAAGTAGGAATTATGATTTTAATTAATAAGCTATTACAAGATATAGGAGGTGTTTTTCAATATATTGTGTTTTCAATAGATATAAACAACAATGGAAGTGGATGTACTATTGTAGGCGTAACTTCTGCCTATACAGGGGAAGAACCTTTACAAATCACTCTGGATTTTCAAGCAAATCGGTTTGGGATATCGGATGATTCAACCCCCTTACCATTAAAATTCGGCTGGCTATTAGGATTTAGAAATGGTATTTATACAAATAATCAAAGTTATGTATCAGAAGGAATTCTTGATTTACAAACAATTAAATATGCATATTTATGTGTAGATGATTACAATAATAATGTCAGTAACGGGTTCTATAGTGCATTTAATTCTTCCATTTTAAACAAAAATATATTAGCACGAATTTCTATGTATTCAAATGCATTCAATATTTTAGTACAAAACAATTTTAATATTGTTACTCATCCAAGACAATATTTTGGTCCTGTAAATATTCAATCTTTAAATATCCAATTATTAGATGCATATGGACGTGTTATTGACTTAAATAACATGGATTATAGTTTTTGTTTAACATTTCAAACAGTTTACGATATATAATTATGTATTATACATGCATTACATATATTACGTATGTTACATACATTGCATGTTTTTCTATGATATATATAATAGAATATGATGAATACTGCAAAACCCTTTGCCCAATCATTTTCAACGGGTAAATCTACTTTTAAATCTAACCGTGAATCTTCTAACGCAGGAGATTATATTTTAAAAAAAAAGGCAAAGGCTGTATACTGTAAATACACCTCATGCACTGATAGACTTATTGTAAAAAATTATCAATCCATGTATTTATTAGAAAAAGCAAAATTAGATGCAAAAATAGATAAAAAACAAGTAGATATAGGGTCCGGAAACCTGAATATAAACTTGTTTACCAAATTAGATTTAGAAAATGTGTGTACTATTCAATTAAATAATCCAGTTACATGCCCTACGAGTTTAGACCTTACAAAATACTTCCCGACAAGTTATACGATTGACCCAGAGGGGGAATTGTTTGGCAATTCTATTTGTGGAACGAATAATTTTCAAAACTATTTGGTGCCAAGTTCTTCATAAAATTACATAAAATAAATGGTTAAATAAAAGAACAACACTAACAAGAGTACATTACCGATAAAGACAATTGTATTATGCGGGATTTCTGTATTATGTACATATACAGTATATCTATTAAATAAATATTTTTTAGGAGATGTCCATTTTTTTTTATAATTATTAATATTATTATGGTCATAATTACTTTCAATATCTATATCTACAAATAAACCCCAGTCATTACCGAAAATATATGTATCTATTGGGCGAGACATGTCTATTGGGTGAGACATGTCTATTGGGCGAGACATGTCTATTGGGCGAGACATGTCTACTGATTGAGAAACACTCATTTCTTGAGAAGGGGTGTATATTTTTACAATTTATTTATTTTTACAAAATATACAAAACTAAATAAATCAATTCAATTTTATTTTACTATTCTTTATAACTTATTTACATTTTCTTCAACATTTTCTTGGCCTTTGCAGATATTTTTCTATACTTACTACTTAATTTACGTCTTTGTCGGGACCTAATGTAAGCCGCGTATACACCCTTTTTTGAAATAATACATGTATTTTTTCTACATATCGGGAATGATTTTTTACTCCCTAAAAAACATTTTTTACCGCATCTTTTCTGCATTACTGTTTTTTGATGGTATCCGGGTTTCTGTTTTTTCCATCCTGACCAAGGCAATTTTTTGCGCGTTTGTGTCATACAAATTAATAATAAAATTATTCGTTTTTATTATTATTTTTTCGTTTTTCATTTTATCCATTCTATTATTTTTATTAATCGTTTATAATATACTAATAAATGATAATCAAAAATCGCCAATTAAGTTTGGATAATTTGAATAATAATTTGAATCATATTTTTTATTTGAAAGGAATTACGACACATTCAAACGATATGTTACATAATGACGATGAAATATACAATGATATTGATGAAAAAAATTCGGCTAATTATTCCATTGAAGAAATCAGTGATTTAGAAGATACAAGTGATGGGTCAGAAGTGAAAATACAAGATTTAGTTCTGGATAATTCAAAAAAGACACCCTACAATTTTTCCCGATTAAAATACAAAGATGTGGAAGAACACATGGACGATATGTATTTAGATAATCATCATAAGTATTCAAATTCGTTGGACATATTAGCCAGTTATTTAAAAGGCCAAAAAATAATCTATATGGAATCCAAATATTATTCTGAAAAACAACTGAATTTTTTAATGTTACCCGCCATCATGTTGTCTACCTTGGCAATTGTCATTTCTTCTATTACTTCGGATTTCAAATGGGGGTTTATTGTGATTTCGGCTATTAATGGAGTCATTTCTTTTTTGTTAGCATTAGTCAATTATTTGAAATTAGATGCTCGTGCCGAAGCACATAAAATATCGGCTCATCAATACGATAAATTACAGACAAGCGTAGAATTTAAGTCTGGGTATATTTTATTATTTCCAAAGGAATATTTGCCTTCTTCTTCAAATGAAAATGAAAATGCAACTGAAAAAGGGAAAGAAAGTGACCCGTTATTTTTACAAAAAATGTTGGTCAAAACAATTTCAGAATCCGAGAAAAAAATAAGCGAAATAAAAGAAACTAATCAATTTATTATTCCTCGGGTAATTCGGTTGAGATATCCTATTATGTACAACACCAATATATTTTCTATTATCAAGAAAATTGAAGATAAGAAGAAAAAATCTATTACTACTTTAAAAAACATCAAAAATGAAATTAGATACTTGAATAAATCCAAAAATGGGTTAAATAATACGTTAAATTTGCATTTAGATAACGAAAAAGAAAAAGAAAAAGAGAAGGAAAAGGAGAGAAAAGTTAAAAAAAGATTGGTAAAATTATTAAATTTGAAAAAAGAATACGTAAAAGAAATTTTGTTATTAAAATCTGCATTTTCTATCGTAGATCAAATGTTTTTGCAAGAAATAGAAAATGCAGAAAAAATTAAAAAGAATTGGTGGTTTATTCTCTTTTTTGGCAATTTCACGCTGGATTTACCCGAACCTCAACAGATGAATAAATTCATTAGTGGAATTATGGATCCCTTTAAAGATAAGGAAAAAGAAGATATTCTTAAAAGAAAACAAGAAGAAGAGAAAAGAAAAGATGAAGAGAAAAGAAAGAAAAAAGAGGAAAGGAAAAATAGAAAAACGATTTGTTGGCCTTTTTGCTATAGTATTAAAAATCAAGAAGACCATAAAGATACCGCTATACCATCTACAGAATATAATGTATCAGAGAAAAAAGCGAAAAGCGAAACAAAAAAATTTACTAAAAAAAAATCTGATATTCAGTATGTAAATTTACAAAATATTTTGGATACAACGCCAAATCTTATGTTGGAAGAAACTGTTCATGTACCAAAATATGATAATACTTTAAATGTTTAAACCCGTAAAAAACATTATATAAATATATGTATTTATACATATATATATGGATTCTGCTTCTAAAATAGCGTTAATTACTGGAATTACAGGACAGGATGGGTCTTATCTAGCAGAATTGTTACTTGAAAAGGGGTATACTATATGGGGTTTAATACGCCGTGCTTCAGATATTAATACGCATCGTATTAACCATTTATACAACCATAAAAAGTTAATTATTAAATATGGAGATATGACAGATGGAACCAATTTATTGAATATTTTATATACTATTAAAGAAACATATTCCAATTTAGAGAGATTAGAAATATATAATTTGGCAGCTATGAGTCACGTGAAAGTATCTTTTGAAATGCCTGAATATACTGCAGAAGCTGATGGGGTAGGAGTATTAAAAATGTTAGAAGCAGTTAGAAGTAGTGGGTTAAAAGATAAAACGCGTTTTTATCAAGCATCTACTTCTGAATTATATGGATTAGTTCAAGAAGTTCCGCAAAAAGAAACCACCCCGTTTTATCCACGTTCCCCTTATGGGGTTGCCAAATTATTTGGATTTTGGATTACTAAAAATTATCGTGAATCTTATGATTTATTTGCATGTAATGGTATTTTGTTTAATCATGAGTCTCCTAGACGCGGGCCCACATTTGTTACACGCAAAATTACGCGTGGTCTAAATATGATTTTAAAAGGGGAAAGAGAGACACTTGTTATGGGAAATATTGATGCCAAGCGAGATTGGGGTCATGCCAAAGATTATGTAGAAGGCATGTGGCGAATGTTACAGGCAGATGTTCCGCAAGATTATGTATTAAGTACAAACGAGTTTCATTCAGTGCGTGAATTTATTGAAAAGGCATTTGCATTGAAAGGATTTGATATTCAATGGAAAGGAACAGGTATAAATGAAATTGGTTATGATAAAAATACAGGGAGAGAACTGATTTTTATTAGTGAAACATATTTTCGCCCTTCAGAAGTAGAAGAGTTATTAGGAGATTCCACTAAAGTACGCACTGAATTAGGGTGGGCGCCCCATTATTCATTTGATGAATTGGTCAAAGAAATGGTGGATTCAGATTGCATTACAAATAATTGAAATTAGCGTAAAGAAAATAATTTATTAGCGAGTACATTATTATTTTTATAATAAGGTTCAGAATGTGCATTAACAGGAGGGAAAAATAATTTGTTTGGTTTTATTTGGTAAATGCGATGTCTTTCTCTCTGTTCATCTTTTAATTTTTGGATATATTCTCGTCGGGTAAGAGGACGTCTCGGTATTTCATCTTTTACTTCTTTATAATCACTGAAATATTTATTATAAATATAATTATTTTGTTGTTTTATATTTTGTGGAATAGTAACATTTTTTGATTGATTTGAATGATTTGAATGATTTAAATGATTTGAATGATTTGAATGATTTGATTGATTTAAATGATTTGAATGATTTGAATGATTTGATTGATTTGATTGATTTGATTGATTTGATTGATTTGAATGATTTAAATGATTTGAATGATTTGAATGGTTTGAATGGTTTGTATTTAAAATAAATTCTAATTTTCCATTGTTTACTTTCATATTTAGTGAGGTTAAAATATCATCATACGATATTTTTGGTTTAGTTGGTTTAGATGGTAATTCGTTTATTTTTTTAAGAATAGCATCATATATGTGGTCATCGCTAGAATTATTATTTAGTTCTGACATTTTTAGTTCCATAATTATATTATACGAACATTATATTTTTATTTTTCTTCCAACTAACTTATTTATGCAAAATGAAAAAAATATCATCTTAATATAATTAAAAACTAAATATGGAACCCATTATTAAAAATCAAGGGGCTATGCAAACAATTATAAATAATAATACTGCACGAAGCGAGGTTCATCAAATGAATTGGGATGCGGATTATGATGGTAAATTGGCAAATATATCTGTCAATTTATTAGATAATAATAAATTAAGGCATTATCAAGCCACGTTGAATAATAATGATTTAGAAGAATTATTAAATATACCTAGTGTTCAATTGCCTTTGGATAAACGGTTGGTTCGCGATTTTCAAAATAGGCCCAGCAAAAAAAGATTTCATTCACAACCTCTTATTGAAATTCCTTCTAAAAACAAGCTAGGACTTGAAAAAATAGAGAGACGCCCAAAAACATTTTATACACATTTATCTAGTCCTTCAAAAAACGAAGAAATAGCAATTCCATTAAATTCTGAATTATTGTTTAAGCCTAAAACAAAAACTAAAAAAAGAAAATATAGAATTACAAAGTATAAAAAAAGGCACAGTACTCGCAAAAATAGTATTCATAATAATAAAACAAGTAAAGGCTCAAAAAAATCGGTTCGTATTTATAAAATTCATAAATCTATCTAAAATGTGTCAGAA